AGCCACGTCCATCCCCGAATTTCAGGGGCTGAACCCTTGCTACGCTGAAGAATTGCTATCTGAGGCCAAATACGATGAACGAGAAGGGCTCGTCGGTGAGCGACAAGTTCTTTGATGTCTCAACGACGAAGCTGCTGAATCCAATGGAGTAAGCCGAGATGGAGTAATAACCGCTGCTCGGGTCGAGCCCCTGAAAGCTCACCACGGGATAGGGAGTCACTCCGAACGAGTTGTTGAAGTTGATCGAGTAGCTCCCCGTGATCGTATGGGAAACCGTGAACCCCGATCCCGCAGTGATCGAGCCGTTGGCCGCAATCACACCGGCCAGGATGACTCCGATGTTCCCCGATCCCGCCGAATAGGCGTCCGTGACCACGGCCTCTTTGCCGTTGATCGCCGCCTTTCCAGGGATGGAGATGGCGCTTTGAAGCGAGGTTCCGCTGATCCCCCCGCTTGCGATCTGCGTATCCGAAAGGGTCCCGTTCGCGAGTTGGGAGCCCGTGATCCCTGCCGTGCCTGAAATCTGAGTCGAGGTGATCGTGCCGTTCGCGATCTGGCTTGCCGTGATGGTGTTGTTCGCGATCTGCGAGGCGGTGATCGTGTTGTTCGCGATCTGAGCGGCCGTGATCCCGTTGGCCTTCACCTGAAGAAGGTTCGAAGAGACGGCCAAGGTCGAGTTATCGACGTCGTAGGCGCAAGCCATCTGACCCGCCGAGGTGATCGTGCAGATCTTCGTGCCAGAGCCGGGGAGAGACGTCGGGAAAGTGATCGTGTACGCATTCGCCAAGGACGCAGGCGACTTCAGCGTGACCGGGTTGGCCGACGAGACGTCCTGGTAGAGGTTGTAAGAGCCGGCCGCGATGTCGGCCGTAACACCCGAGCTTTGCGTGAAGGTGAAGGTCTTCGTCGTGTTCGAGTACGTGACCGCGGCCGTCGTGGCGCCCATGCCGGAGATGTTTCCGGAGCCAGCCACGTTGACTGCGCTCCCGGAGGTCACCTGCACTGCCGTGCCGCTCGAGTTGTTGTACCAGAGGTCCCCGTTATAGACGTACACGTTGCTCTTGTCGTTCGTGCCCGAGAGCGTGCTCGTCTGGTTCGTGAACATGATCGAACGCGGGAGCGAGAGGTTATAGTTGTTGCAGGCTAAGTCCGCGTTGATGTTGATCCCCGCCGAAGGGACCTGGACGCCGGATCCGGGCGAGTGGTTGTGGGAGTCGACCACCCCGAGCGCGGTATTGAGCTCTTGCGCCCAGGCGGGCCCAGGCTCGGTTCCAGGGACCGGAAGGATGAGGCTCATGTTCGGAGTCGTGGTCGTCGAGGCGTCGGCCATCTCGCTTGCTGCGAGCAGGAGCCCCGCGGCGATCGCGAATCCCAGAAGGAAGGCCTGTCTCTTTTTGAACTTCATGAGCTACTCCTTAGGGCAGGTACTTGATGATCAGGTTCACGCAGAGGTAGGGCGGGAGCGTGTTGTGGCCCGTCCCGCTGCCCGCATTGTTCGTGCCCGTGATTCCGGTGCTGGCCGCGACGATGCCGCTATTCGAATCCACGTTGTTTCGAGTGACAACGTTGGATGCGCCTGCAGAGCTGGTGACCTGCGCGAATCTGTTATCACTTCCGCCGGTCGTGTTTCCGATGTGCGCATCGTGAAAGTGGGTTGGATCCGTGATCGTGTGCGAGTGAACTGCAAGCTCCCCGGTCGTAAGAGCATGAGTTTCTTCGCCGCCGGTCTGCCCTAGGGTATGGTTCGTCGCTCCATTCGCAGCCGACTGACCAGAAAAGAGAAAGACGCTTCCGTTTGCGTTCGGAAGCCTGAACCATCCGGCGGGATCGGTCGAGAGGTTGTACTGGTTCCCAATAACGGCGTAGAGCGCCGGATACTGGGTCTGCGAGAGAAGCTGGCCCTGACAGAGAAGCCATTTCAATGGAGGAGTAGGAGTGAACCAAGCGAGTGGAGTCCCAACGGGGATCCCATCGCCGGCGTTGAAACGCAGTAGTAGGGGCTTCAGCGCCGCCTTCACGTTGTCTTGGATCGTGTCCAAGATGCGGTTCCCGGTCTTTATGACCTTGAACTCGCCCGCCTGCGGGATCGGATTCGTCGCCACGGCTTACACCATCCCGCCATAGCCGTTCCCCGCCCCGTTCGGCCACCACATGTCCCCAGCCTGCGAATCCGCGACCGTCGCCGGCGAGCCGGCATCCCGGTTCTGAGCCATGTCCTCGAGCCTGGCCTTCATATCGGCCTTCTGCTTCATGAAGGCCGTGGCATCCGTCTCGTCCTTGTTCAACGCCTTGATGCAGGCATCGACGATCACGTACTCCTCCCAGCCAGCGATCCCATCCATCGTGTCCGTCAGGTTCACGAGGCTCGTCGGCTCGGGGACGTACCAGAGCTGCAACTGCTGGCCGCCCGTGGGGAGCGGGGTCAGCCAGATGTTCGATCCGTTGATCCGGTAGCGGAGGTTCGTGACCCCGTAGAAGCTCTGGAAGTTCGGGACCGAGTAGCGGTTACGCTCCGAGAACGTGAAGGGCTTGAGCGTGACCGGCGACTGCGCCGAGTTCCCGAGCATGAGATCGACGCCCAGGAGCTTGTAAAAGTCCGTGGGCAGCGGGAACAGTTGGTTCACGCCGTCCGTCGTGAACGAGTAGGTGCTCGCGAAGTAGTCGTTGCCATAAGCGCCGACCAGGAGATCGTAGAGCTCCTTCCAGGACCCGTTGATGTAGGTCGTCCACTCGGACGTCGTGATGAAGTTCGAGTTGACGAGGTCGGAGCGCTGCTGAGCCGCGGTGATCAGCGACTGCAGCGTCACCACGCTCGAGGTCGACATGGGTCACCCCTCAGGCGTATTCTCCGCCAGGCAAGGTCAGCGGGTTGACCGTCACGGTCGCGGCCGTGGGTACGGTCACGCTCCCGTCGGCTGTGTAGACGACGGCGTCGCAGGAGTAGGTCCCGGAGCCCTGACCGTTTGCGCCCGTGGAAGGCGCGGCAAACGTGTAGTCGAACGAGAACACCAGGCTCCCCGAGGCCGGGACCGAGACGTTCATCCCAGGCCCAAGGGCCGGAACGCCGATCGCCGCGCCGACCGGCTCCGGAGGGGAGCTTCCCGTCAGGTACGCGCGCGGCTGGATCCCGGTCACGTTGATGGCCGATCCGCCCGAGTTCGAAACCGTCAGAGTCGCGGTCGTCTTCTGCTGCTTCGAGATCGTGGTCGCCGAAAGAGAAATGGTCGCGGTAATTGCCATGGATCAAAGGTCCTTTCTAGAAGGCAGAAGAATTCGAGAGCACGATGTTGAAACGGATGTCCTCGCCGTTCGCGAGCTCGACGTTCGTTCCGGCCGCCGACTGGAACTGAATCACCAGGGTCGGAGCGCCTGCCGTGCTCACGGACTGAGAAATCAGGAAGCAGTTGATCGCCGCCGGGGTCGCGAAGACCGAGATCCAGTCGAAGTCGAAGAGATACGGGTAGGTGTCGGACAGGGTGATCGTGTACTTGCCGACCGCGTTTCTCACGATCGAGGCGATGCCCTTGGAATGCGAGGTGTCCATCGTCGGAGCGCCAGTCGCACCGACCGTGAAGCGCCCGAAGAGGTTGACGCAGTTTTTCTCGAGCGCGAGCCCGAACTGGTTAAACCAACGATTTGCCATGCTGACCTTTCGACCCGGTTCTTGCCGGGAGGGCGGTTCTACGACTCAAGGTCTGCCCCCAGCCTGAGAAGCGGGCCCGGACTCCGCGAGGAAGCCCGGGCCCGAGTGGGAGTGGGACTAGACAGCGAGCTTGACGTTCGAGGACCAGCCGGGGGCGTTCGTCCGCAGGTTGTAGTACGCCGCCACGCGGACCTCGCTCGCGTCCGCGTTGTAGACGCGGAGCATGTCGAGGCCATCGCCGTACCGGAGAATCTGCGGGACTTCGCCCAGGCCTTCGATCGCCCAGGTGTCCATCTGAAGCAGGAAGCAGGTCTGAGTCGGGCAGGAGCGATCCGGGAGGACCGTGATGACCGAGTTGGCCCCGTTCACCTTGATCCCGCGGAAGCCGATCTCGCCGACCTTCAGGTCCGCATACTGAACCTTCGAGCCGAGCGCCTTCTCAAGCGCGCCGTAGCTCGCGAAGGGCATGAAAGCCATGTTGGGCTTTCCACCTTCACGGGCGTTCAGCGAAGAGGCGTCGATGAGCGCCTCCTCGATGGACTCGTTGGAGCCGTCGAACTTCACGCCGGCAAGCCTCGTGCGGTCAGCCGAGCGGTTGACGCCGTAGAAGTTGTCGGTCGAGCCCGGATCCGTGAAGGGCAGCCACGCCTGAAGGCCCGAGCACTTGGCGTTGTTGTCGCCCTGGACGAGCAGGAAGTCGTTGGCAGCCCAGGAAGTCGGGTTTCCAGCCGCTCCGCCCATGCCCGACGCCGAGACGGTCACGGTTCCCGCCGTGCGGTTGACCGCGGTCACGTAGCCGAGCGCCGCGCGCGGGGTTCCGCCGTCGGTCGAGTTGGCCTGAAGGACCATGTTCACTTCGAAGTTCACGACGTCGGCCGGGTTCGTGAGGGTGATCACGCCGGTCGAGATCGAGGTGATCTGACCGATCGAGCCCGTGCCGGAGCGGAATAGCGCGCCCGCGATCGAGTTCGTGACCGATCGGATCGCGCCGTCGATGACGAGCTTGGCGCCCTCGAGGAACGCCATTTTGTCCGTCTTCGAGGCGAGCATCGTCTGGTTGTCGATCGTGGCGATCGAGTAGTCCGAGACGCGGGTCAGGAGGAAGGACTGAACGTTGACCGGGCTCTGGTTGCCCTGGGCGTTCGAGAAGGTCGAAGACCGGCCCTGCGAGACGCCGATGATGATCGGGATCGGCTTGTACTTGCCGCCGAAGTCGGTGTTCTTCTTCAGCATGGCGAGCAGCGGGTTGTCGGCATAGACCAGGTTTTCGATCACCTGGCCGTCGTAAAGTTCTTTCAGGGCCGCATTCATTGCGGTCAGGTCTAAATAGGCACCCATGGGGATCCTCGGGAGCGCGAAAAGCGCGCTCGGAAAAAAAGAGTCGAGAGGATCGCTTCAGAATGAGGGATTGCTTCCTAAGCCCCGTTCACTGCGTGGGGCGAAAGGAGAAGGGTGCGTCGCTGCCTGAGCGGCCTAACGCTAGCCGCGGCGAGAGGACGTTGCTTCGATGTAGAGGGAGTTGCTTCGCGGGAAGGAATGCGCGGCCGCGCGGTCCATCACGGTTCTACAGACTCCCATTCTACAGAGTCTATTTACTTGCGCAAGGGGTCACGGCGCGGGCAGAGCACGTCGAGCGTCGAGACCATGCGTCCGGTTAGTCCGGCGTCGACCTGGATCTTCGATCCGTTCGCGAGCTCGACCCACTTTTTCTTCCGCTCGGGCTTCCCGTCGGGACCGCGCGCCTGCATGTAGCGCGGGAGAACTCCCTTGCGAATCAGGTTCTTGATCCGGCGGCGCTCTTTTTCTTCTTCGTGCCTGAGCGCATCCATCCCGGCGTTGTCGATCATCGGTCACTCCCCCGATAGCCTGGCCAACGCTCTCGCCATTCGGTCCTGCTCGGTCTTTGCGGGGAGGAGGCTCGGGGCCGCGCTACCGCTCATGTGGTTCGTGAGGGTGCGGGCCCCGGAAGGGTTCTGCGTATCGGAGGCTTCACCCTGATTATCTTTCGGCTTTGCTCCGAATTTCCCTGAGAGCTTCTTCGTTTGCGTCGCGGCCTTCTCAACTCTCTCGGTCAGGAACTGCTCGACCAGATCGGTCGCCTCCTTGACGGAGAGGATCTTCTTCGTCCTCTCGAAGTGCTCGGAAACCGTGTCGAAGATCATGTCGCGCATGTCCTGCGGGTCCTCAAGCGCGATGAGCTCGTACTCCGCCGTATGCTGAGAGAGGAATTCCGAGATCGAGCCCTTGAAGTCTTCGATCGCCTCCTGCTCCTCGCGCGCGGCCTGCGCCTGCTGCTCCTCCTGGCGCTTTCTTTCGCGCTCCTCGAGCGTCTTGTTCAACTTCTCGTCGAACTTCGTTTCCAGGTCCTTGAGTTGCCTCTCGGGCCCGGCTTTCTTGCCGTTGAGGACGTAGTTCGTGAGGTCCTCGTAGGTCCACCCGAGGAGCTTGAGCGCCGCGAGCGGATCTGACTGCGCCTTTCCGATCTCCTCGCGGATCCGCGCCTCGGCGGCCGCGACCTTACTTTCGCGCTCTTGGACCTGCACGAGTTGCGCTTTCACCTGCGACTGCTGCGTGACCAGAGCGCGCTCTTTCCGCGCCAATGCGGCGAAGCGCGGATCGAGCTCCTTATCTTTCTTCTCCTCGCCCGGTTTTTGGCCCTCAGAAGGGGCCCCAGGCTGAACACCTTGCGCTTTCGGGTCAGCCTGGGGCTTTGGAGCCGATTGGGGGGCTCCGGGGGGAACAGGGGTCGCGGAATTCTGAGGGGAAGCCGGGTTTCCTTGCGGTACTGACATCAATGCAACTCCTTAGCCTCGAAGCATCCTGAAGCTCCGGGGTGAAGAATGGAAAACTCGAAGCCGTGCTTGTTCGACACGACGAGCGCGATGTTGTGTTGCGCGAAAAGGCGCATGAGCGGCTCGTTCGCCTCGCAGAACTCCTTGAACTCGGACGAATCCATCGGCGTCGTCGGCCGAAGGAGCGCGACTGAGCCCGGCGAGAAGCCCTCGAGGGTGACCATCTGATCGCCAATCCGAATCTGCATCACGCGGCTCCTGCTACGGGGACGTTGGGAACGAGGTTGGAGGTCGGGGGAGGCGCTGGCTGCGCCTGGGGCGCGCCAGGAGCGCCCGGAGTGGGCGGAGGAGCCGCCTTGGCCTGCAGATCTCCAAGATCTCTCAGGAACGTGCGGAGCAGCTCGAGGCGATCCTCCTCGAGGCCGCCAAGTTTGCCCTGCGCGTAGTACTCGAGCGCCATCTCGCGCGCGAGCGCCAGGTCGTCGAAGGGCTCGGGCTTCGTGTAGATGCCCTCGTCGACCATTTTCTCGAAGATCTCGTGCAGGAAATCCTCTTCGGCGTTCTGCAGGTTCTCGATCTGCTCGATATCAGGAAAGTCCAGGAGCCGCCGTCCGACTCTCGGGCTGATGAAGCCCGCCTGCACGTACTCCTGGACCGTCTGAAGCCTTCCCGCCGGGTCGTTCGGCAAGGAAGACACAGGGAACGCCTTCATGAAGTACTCGTCGTCCTCGAGATTGACGTCCTTCCAGTCGATCGACTCGATGAACTTCTTGCCCGGAACGGTCACGGAGAACTTCTTCTCCTTCTCGTAAATGTCGCGCGCCTCTTCGATCGAAAGCTTGGCGAGATCGAGGAAGAATTTCTCGTAGGCCTGGCCCACGGTCTGGAAACGATCGCTCTCGATATCGTTGTACTCGCGAAGAGCCTTGCCGGAGTTGAGCCCCGCGGGCTTGACCGACGCGGCCGAGAGCATGGAGATCCCCGCATGCTCGAAAGCCGCGTTTTTCAGCGTCTGCAGGTGCTGGTAGATCTCCATCGGGACGATCGGAGGCACGACGTACTTGGGCTCGGTGCCCGTGTAGGTCACGATCGCGCCGATATCGTTGTTCAGGTGCTCCTTGACGACCTTCGAGCCGTTGGCGAGGAGCACCTTGAAGGATCCGGCCAGGTGGAAGGAGCGCTGAATGACCCAAAGGATCTTGTTGATCTCGAGCTGGATGTTCTGAATCTGCTCGGCAAGGCCCTGACCGAAGAACCCGTAGAGGCGCTTTGACCAGGAGAACTGCGCGAACGGGAAGTGGTCGCGGGTCCAGGGCTCCTCAAAGAGGTTCCCCTCCTCGAGGTTGATCGAGTGGAGCCCGTCCTTCGCCTCAGGCCCGGAGGGAAGCCGCCAACTCTCGACGACCGTGACCTGATCGGCCACGTTCTGGTTCGTCCCGATCTTATCGCCGGTTGCGGTCTTGGCCTGCTCGATGAGCTTGGCCTTTTCCGGGTAGAGATCCTTTAAGATCGCCTTATCGACGTTCTTCACCCGGTGCATCTGGAGCGGCTTGCCGTAGAAAGCCTCGACCCAGTCGACGTAGAGCTCGCCGGCCAGCACGCGCTCCCACTTCACGCGCCCGTGCTCGCGATAGACGTGAACGAAACCGTCGCCAAAGACGCATCCGTCGCGGAAGATGATCGGCCCAAGCGAGTAGGCCTCGTTCTCGTAGAAGATGCCCTCGACGAACTTGTCGAGCTTCTTGGCCTTGCGTTGAAGCTTCCAGTCCCCGCCCGAGGTGAGAAAGAGCGCGCGCGGCTTGTTCTTCGCGATCTTGGCCGTGACCGCGTCGCTTGCCGACTGCACGACGTTGTAGCTCATGCGGTCCTTCATCGCGGTCTGGGTCGCCTGGACTTTCGAGTACGAGAGCCCGTTGACCCCCATGAGCTGCGCGTTCCCGTAGAGGCGCGCTGAGATCTGGTACTGGGTCGAGCGCCTCGTGTCGTATTCCGCGAGCGCCTTTACGACGCCCGAGACGGCCTTCGCCCTGTCGGCCTTGGGGACGGCCCACCAGCGCTTGGAGATCGCGCCGGTTTGGTCGCCTTGAGTAAAACTGGTGTAATCAATCGCCATGAGAGCCCGCTCCACTTCGCGGGCGCTTGCTCATGTTTCGCTACGCTAGGGTTCGATCGCTCCGGACAGGGCTTTGGGGTCGGGTTCTTGCTTTCTGGGATCTTCGGGGGGCTTCGGCGCGGGCTTCTCGGGAGCCTCCCAGGGGGCGACCTCGGGGCGGATCTCGCCGCCCACTGAGGCGAACAGAAGCTCCTCGTTCGTCGGCATGGGGATGCCCGGGAAGTCGTTTAGCGGCAGGCCTGGGTTTACGTGTCCGCTGTTTAACCCTTCTCGCTGGGCACCCGCCGCACCGGCCGGAAGTTGAAATCTGACAAAGAACGCGCCGACGCCGAGCTCGCGGACCCCGAACTTTTTTGCAAGCTCGAGGTACTTCTCAACTGTCGAGACGTCTGGAATTTGGTTCATCCGAAATCTTCCATTCCTTGATCCCCCCAAATGTCCTCTTCGGGGGGCTGAGCTGCTCGCCTTGCTGCTTCTTCCATTTCCCGGGCTTGCTGCTCGAAGTAGGCGTTGGATCCCACTTCTGGAAGTTCGGTATGTGGCTCTGAGAGCCAGTGCAGGGACTCGCGGAACCCGTAGAGCACGGCGTCCGCAATGTCGGAGTGGAAGCTTTCAGCGACCTTCAAGGTCTTGGCTTCCAGGTCCCATTGTACACGGTAACTGTCGTCCGCGAAAACGGAGGTCTTCTTGGCGAAGAAGGCCCCCGTCCGCATGGCGTCGTTTAAGAGCTCGATGAATTCGAACTTCCTTTGTTTTTCAGCGGCTACGATCGGCATCCCGTGGCGTTGCTGAAGCTCATCGACGAGCTTCGTGCCCAGGCCGGCGGTGTCCATGACGATCTTCATGGGGTTGTAGCGCTCGACCATGCGGCTGATGTTGTTGATGAGCGGCGTGATCCCCTCCTGCGTGCCCAGTATCTCCTCGACCAGGTAGGCCCCGCGCCAGTGCGGGTGGAAGGCGATGACGCCGATTGCGTCCTTGTCGCGCTTGCCGCGGTTGGATCCCAGGTCGACCCCGATCACATGCTCCCAGGGGATATGCCGGATCGGATCGGGGAGCTTCGGAAGCTCGTCGTAGTGGTTCTTCTCGGGGTCGTACTTGAATACGAGGACGTCTCTATCAAGTACCCACATGCCGAAGTACTCGCGAAGGAGGGTCGGATGGTTGTCGGGCCATGCCTTCTTGGCCTTGAGCTTCTCAACGAAGCCGCGCGGATCCGGCATATACGGGTTATCGAAAAGCGTCCATTTGTGGAGCGAGTACCCGTGGAGAAGGCGGCCGGTGACCTCGTAGAAGTAGCCGTGGGGCACGGGCCCAGGCGTCCCCGATAGCCCGACCTGGCCCTCGGCTCCGAAGTCCGCAATCGAGGCGGTCAGAACGTCATCGACCAGGCTTTCGATGTGGGATCCGAACTCCTGCGCCTCATCGACGCCGGCGAGCGGCGTCTTGATGCCGCGGATCCTCTTGATGAAGTTCTTTTGGTCAGCGCCGAAGAGCTTGATCGAGGAGCCCCAGGGGAAGCGCGCGGTGAGCGAGGCCTCGAGGAACTTGATCCCGATCTTATGGCGCTCGTCGAACTCCTGAAGGATCGGCCACATGATGTTTTTGGCCGAGTCGCGGGTGAGCGCGATGTAGGGCATCATCACGCCCGGGAAGCGGACGCTCTTGTTGTGGTACTTGTACGCCCAGGCCGTGGACTTCCCCGCGCGCCTCGAGCAGAGCGATCCCACGAACTGGGAGGGATCGCGAATGAAGGCGTCTTGCTTGGCGAAGCTTGGGTCAAAGATCGGCTGAAGGGCCTGCGAGTAGCCCTTGCGGGCCGCGCGGCGGTTCAGCTCGGCGATGACGAATTGAAGGGCAACTGCTGACACTTCGTTCTTTGGACGCCCCCAGGCCCGAGCAGTAGGGGGGAGAGAGCTGGTTTAGGCCTGGGGGCGTAACCGGCGAGCTACGCGCGATCGCTCGCGGGCTTTGGAAAAGGCGCCGGGGAGCCGGTTTTCTCGCTTTCAGTCGCTTTTTCGTGAGGCGCGTGGCTGGCCGTATCACAGCCCTTTGGACTCGCGTGGCTCAGTACTCGACGGCTTATTCCCGAGGCCGACTCCCCCATTCAGCTTTTAAGACTTCGCTTCGTTCTTCTTCTCGGACTTCGCCTCGGGCTTGGCCTCGGCGGCGAGCCGGATCCGCTTGATCGTGTTGTAGGGGAGCAGGTCCTCGTTCCCCTTCTGCTTGAGCAGGATGCCCACGGGGTGAAGCTCGAGCTCGCACTTGTCCTTCTCGGCCGAGATCGTGTTCTTGGCTCCGCCGTTGATGATGTATCCCGCACTGTCCGTCTTCAGGTCGAAAAACTCGACCTTCCTTCCGCTCATCGCTTAGCTCCTTTCGACTTCTTGAGCTCGTGATCCTCGATCTCGCGCATACAGCGCACGCATCGGATCGTGATGCGCTCAAAGTTTCGGTAGACGGCCTTCTCGATCGTCCAGAAACGCTTCTGGTGAAACATCCTGCAGAACCAGTTCTTCATTTCGGATTCCTCTTTACGCCCCAGTTCCTCTCGCCTTCGGTATCGACCACGCGGACGTGGTGAACGACGCCGTTTCCGTCCTTCCAGGTCGTCTCGCCCTTGATCAGAAGATCGCGGCACTTCACGGGATCGTTCTTCCAGCGCGTCGTGGGCAGGATGTCCCTGAGGTTGCCGACGAACGGGCAGTAATCGACCCAGCGATCGTGGTCGGGGAACTCGACCGTGTACTGGAAGTATCGGACCTCGCCGACCGTATGCTCTTTGACCCTAGCCATAGCGCTCCTCAAGCCAGATGCAGAACACGAACGCGATCAGGAAAGAGAGGATCGGATGGTGCTCGATGAACATCAGCGGTCCCCCAGGAGGAGGGCCGCAATCACGACCCATACGCAGACGACCAGGAGGCCGACGAGATCGTTGAACTGCTGCTGAGAAAGAATCACCATCGCCTCAGATCCTGTAGGGGTTGTATTCAAGCGCCGTGTACTTTTTCAGGAGGCCTAGTTCATCGAGCGCCGAGGTGTAGTGCGTGAAGACGGCCCGATCGAGCGGGAGGCGCGAGGCCGCGATGAGCTTCGTCGCGATGCCCATGCGCCTGAAGTCGTCCTTCACGTAGACGTAGTGGATAACCGGGGTCCCGTCCTGGGCCTCGAGCACGGCGTAGCCCAAGATCGGCTCGCTCTCACCCTGCGGGGTCGCGATGAGAACGAGCGTGTTCGGGCGATCAAAGATCCGCTCGATCACGAGGTGATGCCACTTGAAGAACGTGGCGTTTTTGATTTTCCGCGCGAACTGGCTCGAGTGCTTGTAGTTCCTAAGCCAGGTTGCGAACACGAAGGAGAGCTGATCCTTCGTGGCCTGCCTGATCTCGATCGACTGCATCCGGGGGCTTCTATGCCCTTCCTGCGACTCCGACATTATGGATGCAGTGCGTTGCAATTTCAACGCCCAGCTAAGGTAAAGGCTTTGATCTTAAGTTCGATTCCCGTCGAACTACCGATTTTTCTTCAAGAACTCGAGGAAGGGATTCGGGCGCGAGATCAGGTTCCGAATGTACTCGGAGGCACGCCGCCGTCCCTCGGCTCGAAACTCCTCGGCGCGCGCAAGGTGCTTCGCCCCGATCTTCGCTCTGTAGCGCTCGACGAGATGACAGAAGGCATCGCCCTCCGGGGTCATCATACAGCCGTAGAGCTCGTTGAGCGCCCGAATGACATCGGCACTCTTCAGCTCTCTCTTTGGTCGCCGTGAACGAAGCGCGCGGTAATGCGCGTACCACTCCTCGCGAGTCACGCCGGAGCCCCGCAGTGCGGGCAGTCCTTCACGGGCTCGACGACGCTCCAACAATAGGAGCAGCGGCGTGACAGCGGCGGGGGCGTCCAGATCGGAGGCGAGTTGCGGTAGGGGATAATCGTCCCCGGCTGGTTCCGAAAGACTCGCTCCCCGTGGTAATCCTTCAGCGCCTGCGCGTAGTTCGCGGCATTCATCTGCTGCTGCGCCATCTGCGCCATCTGCGCAAGCGCAAGGTTCCCCTGGCTCTGCGCAATCGCCTGCTGAAGCCCTAGGCCGACTTGTCTCGCCAAGGCCTCTGGATCCTGACCCATGGCCTGCTCGTTCAGGTGATAACGGACCTGGCTTTGCTGCGCGAGGATCTCGAGTCCGGCCTGCTGGGGGAGGTGATGGATGTCGACGGGCTCGTCTAGGATGCGCTCGAGCGCCCTCGCTAGGCTTTCGACCGTGTTCGTCGTGCTGGATGGGAGGCCGTAAAGGCCCCCAAGGAACGGGCCCATCTCATCCCGCCTTCCTGAGTTTCTCCCGGGTCGCCTGATCCTCAGGGATCTCAAGCTTCGCGATCCGCTCAAGCGCGTCCCGCGCGCGCCGCCCGCGCTCGGCCGCGATCCTAAGCGGAGCCCCGAAGTGATCAAAGAGCGGCTGATCGTAGTGCCGCATGTTCGCGTAGAAAGCGAGATCCGCCTTCGCGCGGTTCAGTTCGGCCTCGAGCGAGAGGACCCAAGCTAAGAGTTGAGGCGCGTCCTGACGGATTGAGAGGACGAAAGAACGCGATGCCACGATCTCAGCCGGGTCCCCGCTCATGAGGAGGCGAAGCTTCTTGAACGAGGGCCCTATGCCATCTTTCTGCTCGCCCCAAGGCCCAGGGGTTGCCCGAAGAATCCTGGCCTTGATCTCGTCGATATCGGGTCGCTTCATGGCTTCACCGCCATCGGGCACCAGCTCGAGTGCCCCGGATGCCCGCAAGCCTGCGCTCCGCACTCGCAGCGGGGGCCTGAGACGGGCTTTGGCTCAAGCTTCGGCTTCGGCACGACAAAGGCCGTGTGGGGAGGGGCGCCCGCTTGCGCCTGGGCTTGAAGAGACACGCCCGATTGAAGGCCCTGAGGCCGAGTGGCGCGTGAGAAAGGCCTGCACTTCGCCAAGATGTATTTCTCGATCGTTCGGTCGTGCCAATTCGGTTTGCCTGGATCTATGACGATGATCTCCCATTCGGGCGAGTTTGAAAGGATAGCGCCAGTCAAGCGGACGAGTTCGACGTAGGCTCCGGGGTTGATGCCTCCCGCTCGAGAGGCGAGATGTTGCATCACTTCCCAGCGCTCGCCTGGATTGAGCGGAAAGACCTGCGCCGGAGCGCTTGGCTGCGGTTGAGCCGGAGCAAAAATGATCGTGTTCTGCTCGAGGTCGATCGCCGAAAACGTCGCAACGGGTCCTTTGAGAGTTATGAGTTCCCATGTGTCGGAGTTCCAGAAGTACTGTTTAGCGGTCGCGAGATCCGTAGCGCAAAAGTGGATCCCCTCAAGAGAATTCATGCAGCAGGTGAACTGGATCGTATCACCGACCTGCAGATTGAACCTCTTCGTGGCCTGCGTCTGAGGCACCTGAGGAGCCTGCCCAGAAGGACCGCCCATTTGTCCCGGAGGCTGCGCCATTACTTGGCCCTCCTGGACGGGAGCACGAGCGCCTGCCGCTCGAGGCTTCGGATCCTGCGCCTTAAGGCGTGAATCTCAAGCTCCTCCCAGACGAAGAGCACGATCACGAACATCGTAAAGAGATAACTCGCATCTCCGCCATTTTCTGGCTTCCTCGCTTTCAGCCCCTCGACTAGCTTTTCGGCAAGTTCCGCCAATTCCTGATCGCTCAAGTCCTTAAGCTCGTCCATCTTCCGAAGCTCCTCCTCGAGGAGCTCGCCCCCCGGGCCCAGGTGGGCCACGGCGCGGCGCTTAGGAACGATATACTGGCAAGCAGCCACGGCTGCGGCTCTCCGGGCGGAAAGCCCGATCGGGCCCTTGGTTTTGAGCTTGAGCGCCTTCTTATCGCCGTTTGCGATGTGAAGCAGGATCTCAAACGGGTTCACCCCGAGCCTCTCGGCCGTCTCTTGGGCAAAGAGGGTCCGCTTATTCGGCGTCCCCTTCTTCCTGCCTCCTAGCTTCTTGTGTCCGGGCTTGAAGACCACGACGATCTACTTCAGGACTTCGACGCTCGTGACCTCACGCTGATGCCAGCAAAGCCGAAAGCGCTGGGTGTCGTAGGTGATCTTTACCGCCTGGCCCGAAGCCTGAGCCTGCTTTAGCGTCGCTTCCTGATCTGCGGTCTGAACCCTGACCCAAAGGTCCTCGGTCGACATGGAGCCCGTGCCGTTCCTGAGAAGGCCCATGCTGAGATCAAGGAGCGTCTGGCTCGGGCAAATGATCGGCGTCTCCTTCACGATCCGCTTAATCTGGCCAACTGCTTCGGTACCGACCTGAGAGCGCCCGCAGCCGGTGAGCAAGATCACCGCGAGGAGCGCGAAAACGATGAGACGTTTCATGGAGAGATCCTTTCGAATGGCTGGGCAGGCAGGAGTCAAAGTCCGCTGCTCTACCAACTGAGCTACCGCCCAAAAAAGGAGGGGCTTGGGAATCGAACCCAGGCCGGCCTCGGCCGGATCCCGGCGCTTTCGCACCGGATGCGTGTCACCTGTCACGCTAGACCCCTCGCCAAAGATGCGGGCCCAAGCACGTCCTGCGCGAGGGCCCGCCTGAAAAAGCTCAGCCGATGTTGGCGTTCGCGACGATCGTGCCGACCGCGGCCTGCTTCGCGATGAGCAGGTGCTCGAGCGCCATGGTCTTCAGCGGGCCGTTCGGAAGATCGTTCACGGCGCGAGCGAGGTTGCTGAACTCGCCCGAGATCTCCTTGATCGAGCCTACCGTCGTCTTGCCGAGCTCCGACGGGTCAACCGTACTGAAACCCTTCACGAGCCCCTTGTTGACGTAGGCGTTGTACTCACGTTCTTCCACTGTTTCGCTCCTTGGTTCTGTCTCTCTCCATCTCCAAGGATACGCGCGGGGGGCCGAAAAAGCACGATCCCCGGCCGCCATGGATCGGACGGAGTGTCCGTGGTGACCGGGGATCCCAGGGAGGATCAGCCGCTATTTTACCTTCTTCTTACCCTTTGCGGCGATCTTCTTCTTCGAGCGCTTTTTCACGCCTTTTCTTGGTGCCATGGCTAGGCCTCCTTCAATCGTTCGATAGTGCTCGAACTAATCTCAGTCGGCAACCCTTCTCACGACGCCGGCCATGTGATCCGCCTCTCGCACGATGCCGATCTCGTAGAGCCCGGGCGGGACAGTGACCGGGTGATGCTCCTCGTGCTTCACGGTCCACTCCTTATGCGCGCGGACGTAGAGCTTATTCAGGATCTTTAGGACCTCGACCGACGGGCTCGAGATCGTGGGGAGCGACTTCTCTTCGGTGGCGCCGGCGACCAGGTCGTCCCTCACGATCCGATGAGCGTGCCCAGTGACCTCGCCTTCGGCAAGAACCGCTGTCGAAAGCCGCTCGACATTTCCCGCGGGGAGCGCGTCGATCGCCTTGATCAGAACGTCGCCTTGCTGCCAGAACTTCTTTTCCTTCTTCTTTCCCATGAGATTCTCCTCCTTCGATTTTACATCAGGTGAGCACTTCGGGCGGCGAGTACTCCACCATCTCGTTTCGCCAGGCTAAAGCCTGCTCGCAGGTCGTGATCGACGTATCGACTCCGCCATTCGGAGTGCCGACACCCTCGACATGGAGCTCGCCCGTGCTCCGGTTCTTCATGACGAGGTAGGGTCCGATCCGTCGGCCCTCAAAGTTGATCGTGATGAGCTCGTAGTCATCCATTCGGTCGATGGTTTTGGCTTCGAGCTCCTTCAGCATCGCGCCCATGCCGACCTTTTTGATCCCTTCGGCCCTTTGCTGGGCGTTCTGAAGGCCCAGGATCTCGGCCGCCGTCAGGTCGTGCTTCGACTTGAGCGCAAGCCATTCGGGAATGAAAACGCCATTCAAAGCGGGGACGCCCCAGCCGTCGCGATACTCCAAGGCGAGTGCCCCGTCCTTGTGGAGCTGCTTTCGCTCGTTCAGGTAGATCGCCTTCGGCCGATCGACGATAAAGCAGACTCCGTCGAAGGGATAGATCATGTGGAGCGAAAGGCTTGCCTCGCAGAAGCGTTGGAAGACGAGGAAGTCCTTCCGCTTCTCGGGCATGAGCTCATTGAGCACGAAATCGTACCCGCCGATTCCAAGATAACCGTAGCTCCAGAGGTACCCAGTCCACCATGAGAAGTGCCAGTAGTTGCCCCAGTTCGCGCGAACCCACTCAGGGTTCGCGCGCGAGCCGAGCTGCGAGCTGAGCTGCGAGTAGAGCTGCGAGCCGAGCTGCGAGCCGAGCTGCGAGCCGAGCTGCGAGTAGAGCTGCGAGCGGAGCTGCGAGTAGAGCTGCGAGCCGAGCTGCGAGTAGAGCT